AAAAATACGGGATTAGTTAAGAACTTAGAAGACGCTATAATTTATATAATACGAGCCGAACCCAAAACAAATTATTTGTATATAGCTGATGGTGGGAAAAAGTTTGCATTAATACCATCACAAGAAAGTATACGGGGTAAAAAATATACCTTTAAATATGACGCAAAAACTAACGATGATGGTGTTATGGCAACAGCAGATTATATATACGATGTTGAAGTTAGTGTTAATGGTATAAAAGCATTTACTTTTGACATTACGTGGAGATTTGCTGGAAACGCTGGACAATGGGATGGTGATTTACACCATAAAGGTGGTAAAATTACCTTTCACGGTGGATTTTCTAAAGCGTTTGGGTTACCAGATATTCCAAAGGATATGAAATAATATGAAAACACAACTACTATGTACATTCACTAAACGAAATCATTTCAATGAGACTATAGATATTATTATAGCTTGTAATGATATCGTATTCAATAAAATTTATGTATTCTCAAATGAGAATGACCCTCATCAATTAATCTGCACGTATAACGTAGAATTTGATGAAGATTTTGTACAAGGTATTCAAGACACAATCTCACTTCACAGAAAAAAGAATACAAACACACTTTATACTATAAATGCACTGAATGATTTAATTCGTGAACTAAACGATGGTAAGTTAGATAAAAGATTTCCTATAGATTGGGAAAATTATAAGAATTGTCTATTGCTTACAAATGAGAATGGTCTCAATAAAATACCAACAAGAATTTATACCATAGTAGACGTAACAACTTGGGATAAAACAGAAAAATAAATTGTATTTTCAGAAATCTGATTATACTTATTTATGTATCAAGGTTATACTTGATTGAAAAATACTAATTAAACAAATAAATAATGGAGAATAAAAATGGATTTAAACGCAATCAAAAATCGTCTTAGTCAACTTCAGACTACAAACACTCGAACATCAAATCTTTGGAAACCACAACCAGGTACACAAGTACTTAGAATTGTTCCTTATAAATTTAATCAGGACAATCCTTTTATTGAGTTGTACTTTCATTATGATTTAGGTGGAAAGAATTATCTTTCACCGATTTCATTTGGTAGACCAGACCCTATTGAAGAGTTTGCACAGAAACTAAAATCAACAGGTTCTAAAGAAGACTATCGTCTTGGTAGAAAAGTAGAAGCGAAAATGAGAACTTTTGCTCCAGTCGTAGTACGTGGTGAAGAGAATCAAGGTGTTAAGTTTTGGGGATTTGGAAAAACAGTTTATCAAGAACTTCTTTCTATAATCGCAGACCCAGACTACGGTGATATCACAGACTCAGTAAGTGGTCGTGATGTAGCGGTAGAGTTCAAAACAGCTGAAGAGACAGGAAAGAATTTTCCTTCGACATCAATTAGGGTTAAACCTAATCAAACTCCGATTACGGAAGACGCAGCTGCATTAGATACTATTAATGAATCACAAAAGAATATTACTGAAATCTATCAGGAACTTTCTTATGATGATTTAACTCAAGCTCTTAATGATTATCTTAATGGTGGTTCAACTGAAACTAAAAAAGAAGAAACACCTAAAAAAGAAAAACCAGTAGTAGCAAATACTAATAGTACATCAGATACAACAGCAACGTTTGACGACTTATTCAATAACTAAATAAACAAACTATAGTGGGTGGCAGTCTACAGATTGAAGAACTGAGAAGGCTGTTATTGTACGCCTAACTGCCCACTATAAATATAGGAGATTCTATGTCAACAAGAGACGAATTGGCTGGTGTTTTAGCTGATACCATTAATAAGCAGTTCAAAGATATGAAAGTCGCTTATTTCTTAGATGGTACTGATACTACACCTACAGATATAAAAGATTTTATTTCAACCGGTAGTTCTATGTTGGATTTGGCAATTGCCAATAAACCCAACGGTGGAATTGCTGTAGGTAGAATTACAGAAATCAATGGGTTAGAATCAAGTGGTAAATCTCTACTTGGAGCTCATATGTTAGCTGAAACTCAAAAGAAGGGTGGAGTTGCTGTATACGTTGATACAGAAACTGCAGTTAGTAAAGAGTTTTTAGAGTCTATTGGTGTAGACGTAAACAATATGTTATATCTACATTTAGAAACAGTAGAAGATATCTTTTCAGCAATAGAAGAGATTGTTGCTAAAGTAAGAGAATCAGATAAAGATAGGTTAGTAACCATTCTTGTAGATTCACTTGCAGCTGCAACAACTAAAGTAGAGTTAGAAGCTGAGTTTGATAAAGATGGTTGGGCTACAAGTAAAGCAATCATTCTATCAAAAGCTATGAGAAAGATTACTCAAATGATTGGTAGACAAAAGATTGCTCTTGTGTTTACAAATCAACTCAGACAAAAACTCGGAGTTATGTTCGGAGACCCGTGGACTACGAGTGGTGGTAAAGCATTACCATTTCACGCATCAACACGTATCAGATTAAAAAATCTTGGTCAAATTAAAGATAAAAAGAATAACAATATTGGTATGAAAATGAGAGCTCAAGTCATTAAGAATAGACTTGGACCTCCTATGAGACATGCTGATTTTGAACTTTACTTTGAATCAGGAATTGATGATGATGGTAGTTGGTTAAAAGTTATGAAAGAACATAACTTAGTGAAACAAGGTGGTGCGTGGTATACCATGGATAATCACGTTGGTAAAGAGCTTAAGTTTCAATCTAAAGATTGGAGTGAACAACTCAAAGATGTGAAGTTTAGAGAACACTGCTACAACTTAATTTGTGATAAAGTAATTCTTAAATATGAAAAGAATTTCGGTATTGATGATGTAGTAGTGGAAGAGGAACATAGTGAGTAATGAAAAATATCTTTCTATATTCGAAGAGATAAAGAAAAAAGGTGGCTCTTTAGATGACGGTAAACCTAACGATAAAGTACTGATAATAGATGGCTTAAATACTTTCATAAGAGTATTTTCAGTTATACCAACTACTAACGATGATGGTATTCACGTTGGTGGAATAGTAGGTTTTCTAAGAAGTATTGGTTACACTATAAATATGTTTAGACCTACTCGTGTCATCATAGTATTTGATGGTAAAGGTGGGTCTAAACACCGTCGTAAACTTTATCCAGACTATAAAGCAAAAAGAAAAACAAAGTATAGAGTAAATCGTTCATATGATTTCGCTTCTCCAGAAGATGAGAAACAAAATATGATTATGCAATTGCAACGTATTGTTGAGTATTTAGATAATCTTCCTGTAACTGTAATGTCATACGATAATATTGAAGCTGACGATACTATAGGATATTTATGTAGACAAGTTCTTACTGAATCTGAAATTACAGTTATGTCTACAGATAAAGATTTTCTTCAATTAGCTAATGGTAGAATAAAAATATGGAGCCCTACTAAAAAGAAAATATACGATGAACAGGCTGTATTAGATGAATTTGGTATATCATCTCATAATCTTATTTGGTATAGAGTATTAGACGGTGATAAATCAGATAACATAAAAGGTGTAAAAGGCTTAGGTTTAAAAACTATACAAAAAAAATTGCCGTTTTTGAAAGAAAACCGTATAGTTAATATAGATGAAATTATTACTGAATTACCAGAATCAAAAGATGTTATAGAATTAAATTACAAACTAATGCAATTATCAGACGTACACATATCAGCCTCAACAAAAACAAAAATACTTGATAGAACCAGGCAACCTATTAATAAGTTAATCAAATTTCAATTTCAAAAAATGTTTTTAGAAGATAAGTTATATTCAGCACTTCCAAATCTTGATAGTTGGTTACTTACCAATTTCAATCAGTTAAATCACTACGCAGAAAAAACATATGAGTGAAACTTTAACACAATTCGGAACGTCCTTTCAATCTAAAATTATTGCTGCTTTACTAAGTGACGTAAAGTTTATACAAACTATTAGTGATATATTAGAACCATCTATGTTTGATTCAGATTCTAATAAGTGGTTAGTTAAAGCTGTACGAGATTATTATTATGAGTATAAAAAACAACCTACACTTGAAGTTATTAAATATAAGATAGATGAAATAGACAATGATGTACTTAAATCGGGTGTAGTAGATAAGTTAAGAGAAGTTTGGAAAAACATAGAAGCTACAGATTTAGAATTTGTACAATCAGAAACACTTGACTTTTGTAAAAATCAAACATTAAAAGGTGCTATACTTGAATCTGTTGATTTATTAGAACGACACGATTATGATGGTATAAAATCTATTATAGATGAGGCTATGAAAGCTGGTACTACACGAGATTTAGGACACGATTATATTGTATCATTAGAAACACGACTTGCAGAATCAGCCAGAGTAACAGTTAAAACACCGTGGGATGTAGTTAATGATATAATGGATGGTGGTTTAGGTCACGGTGAACTTGGAGTGATTGTTGCTCCTGCTGGTATTGGTAAATCTTGGACATTACAAGCATTAGGTGCTGGAGCGTTAAAAGAGGGTAAAACGATAATTCATTACACTTTAGAGTTAAATGAAAATTATGTCGGTTTACGATATGACTCTATATTTACAGGAGTTACTACTGCTAATATAAAATATTATAAAGACGATGTACAAGCTAAATTATCAAAACTTCCAGGTAAATTACTAATCAAGTACTTTCCAACTAAAGGTGCTAGTGTACAAACAATCAGTTCTCATTTAAAACAGATTGAAATAAGTGGTGATAAACCAGATATGGTAATAGTTGATTATGCTGATATACTAATGCCTACAGGAAACTTTAGAGAGAAGAGACACGCTATAGGAACTATCTATGAAGATTTAAGAGGGTTAGCTGGTGAATTAGAAATACCAATATGGACAGCTTCTCAAGCTAATCGTTCAGCTCTCGAAGAAGATGTAATTGGGGCTGATAAGGTTGCAGAAGATTATAGTAAAGTTATGACTGCTGACTTTGTTATGAGTATGAGTAGAAAAGTAGAAGATAAGATTGCTAATACAGGTAGATTTCACGTAATAAAAAATAGATTTGGAATTGATGGTGTTACGTATCCAGCTACAATAAACACAAATATTGGCCAAGTTCAAATATTTGAAGGTAGTAGTCAGTTTGGAAAAAATGTACAAGGTAAGATGAATAATAGCGAAGAGTTTTTAAGAAAAGAATTGGCAAACAAATATAAAGATATGGAAAAAAATATTGAAGGATTTGAATAAATCTTAAATTAAGTTTAGTATATATTATATTTATGTTTGTTACGGGAATAAGATTACAAGGAGTTCAGGTTAATGGAAAAATTTAAGTTATCCGAAAAGTTTATTGATAAATACAAAAGAAAAAAACCACCCTTTGGTT